TATCCGTCTGAGATTTAATATTGGTACAGGTACGCAACCAATTGCGCTACCCATTCCAGGGCAGGGGATTTTGTTTACGACGGATATACACGTCACTGTACCCGGCACGGCACCCAATGCAGCGAAAGTCACAATCTTTTATGGCTAAGACCGCAGCATGGACTCGCAAGGAAGGCAAAAACCCCAAGGGCGGCCTGAACGCCAAGGGGCGAGCCTCCTACAACAAGGCCAACCCCGGCAAGCCAGGGCTGAAACCCCCTCAACCCGAGGGCGGCAGCAGGCGCGACTCTTTCTGTGCAAGGATGTCTGGCATGAAGAAAAAGTTGACCAGCGAAAAGACCGCCAAAGACCCGAACAGCCGTATCAATAAATCCCTGAGAGCATGGAACTGTTAAATCATGGAGATGATGGTCTGGAATGTGGTCTTGACGGCCATCGTGGCGCTGTTGGGGTTCATTGTGAAAGAAAAGTTTGCTGAACTTCAAAGACTCAGCATCCTGCTCAACCGCACCCGTGAGGAAGTGGCGCGTGACCACATTACCCGCACGGAGTTCAGGGCAGACATGGCTCAGTTGATGGAGCGGTTTGACAGGATCGAACGCAAGATTGATGCGATGCGGGGCAGTCAAAATGCCGTCTAGCACAGCTAAGCAGGCTAAATTCATGGCGGCGGTGGCTCACAACCCCGCTTTTGCCAAGAAGGCAGGAGTGCCCCAATCTGTGGGGCGGGATTTTAATGAGGCCGACAAAGGCCGCAAATTTGCACAAGGTGGTGATATGAAAGAATCCAAGCAGATGATGAAGAAGGAAGTGGACTTCATGAAAAAGAAGGGCGCTCCCAAATCCATGATTAAACATGAGATGGCAGAGTCCAAAGGTAAACCTTTTAAAAAGGGCGGGTCCGTGACTCGTGCTGATGGTGTGGTCAAGAAGGGTCACACCAAGGGTACCCAAATCCGTATGGCTGGCGGCGGCAAGTGCTGACATGAGAGCCAGCCGGGGTATGGGGGCGATCAACCCCGCCAAAATGCCGAAGGCGGTGCGTAAAGCCCGCCGGGATGACACTGACTTCACGCAGTACGCTGAGGGTGGGGACGTGAAATCTAAGGTCAACGAGGCGGGCAATTACACCCAACCCGGCATGCGTAAGTCTTTGTTCAACCGAATCAAGGCTGGCGGCAAGGGCGGTGATCCTGGCGAGTGGAGCGCCCGCAAGGCGCAGATGCTGGCCCGGGAGTACAAAGCCAAGGGCGGTGGGTATAAGGACTGACCATGAAGGCCCCGCAGCAGTCTCTCAAAGCCTGGACAGACCAGAAATGGCGTACGTCTGATGGCACACCCAGCAAGGGGAAAAAGCGGTATCTGCCCGATGCCGCGTGGAAATCCCTGAGCCCGGGAGAGAAAGCTGCGACCAACAAGGCCAAGTCCAGTGGCAACGCCAAGGGCAAGCAGTTCGTGGCACAGCCCAAAAACATTGCCGCTAAAACAGCGAGGTACCGCTGATGTCTACTTCAGGAACCACTGATTTCAACCTTGAGTTCACCGAGATCGCTGAAGAGGCGTGGGAGCGGGCGGGGCGCGAAATGCGCTCTGGCTACGACCTGCGTACGGCGCGGCGGTCCATGAACCTGATGACCATTGAGTGGCAGAACCGTGGCATCAACATGTGGACCATCGACGAGGGGGTCATCAACCTCGTTCAAGGACAGTCGACCTATGATCTTCCAGCCGATACTATTGATCTGCTTGAGCATGTTGTTCGTACTGGCGCTGGTAGCGCATCCACTCAGTCTGATCTGACCATCACGCGGATTAGTGTTTCTACCTACGCGACCATCCCAAACAAGCTGCAACAGGCCCGACCCATCCAAGTTTGGGTGCAGCGACTAAGGGATAACCCGAAGGTCACCGTGTGGCCCGTGCCTGACCAAGGCACTGCCCTGAACCCGTACTACATTTTTAAATACTGGCGTATGCGCCGCATTGAGGATGCTGGTGCAGGTGCTCAAACGCCCGATGCCAACTTCCGGTTCCTGCCTGCACTGACTGCTGGGTTGGCGTACCAAATCGCCATGAAGGTCCCCGAGCTGGCCCCCCGCATTGACATGCTCAAAGCCGCGTATGACGAGCAGTTCAACCTTGCCGCAGGGGAAGACCGTGAGAAGGCGGCGATCCGGTTTGTGCCGCGTCGTGCGTTCATTGGGGGCATGTAATGGGCAACCGGTTTGCTTCCGGTAAAAGAGCTATCGCCATGTGCGATATCTGCGGGCAGCGGTATCAACTCAAGAAGCTCAAGACCGAGGTCATCAAAACCAAGAACGTCAACATCTTGGCTTGCCCGGAGTGCTGGTCCCCTGACCACCCACAGCTTCAGCTTGGCATGTTCCCGGTGGACGACCCGCAGGCATTACGTAACCCACGCAACGACACCACTTATGTCCAGGCGGGGCAAAACGTAGCGGGTTTTCCTACTGGGGGCTCCAGGGATATTCAGTGGGGTTGGGCTCCTGTGGGTGGGGCCAGCTCTTTTGATGTGGGGTTGACACCCAACAACCTAGTGTTGACCGTGCAGATTGGCGCGGTGACAATTGCAACAACGTAAGGAGTCGATCATGGACGCTAAAAAAGCTGTTCACAAGCACGAAGCAAACATGCACCCCGGCAAAGCGCCGACCAAGTTTGCCAAGGGCGGCAAGACCAACATGCAGATGAAGTCCCTGGGGCGTAATCTTGCCAAGGTTGCCAACCAGAAGAAATCGGTTCGCTCTGTTCCCAAATCGGGGGTTTGAAATGCCGTACAGCATGAAAATGAAAGGCAAGGAGGTTGGCCCTGCCAGCGTCTACGCCAAGCCGCACACCATGACTGGTAAAGCAGTCACCGTGGAGCAGAACCCCGGCAAAGAGCCAAACCGTAGCCGTGCAGACACTGTGAATATGTCTGTGGGTAACATCTCCAAGAATGATGGCGCAGGCGTAAAAACCTCGGGCATCAAGGTTCGTGGCACTGGCTGCGCTACCAAAGGCATCATGGCCCGTGGCCCGATGGCGTGAGGTTTGAATGAATTACTCTGAGCTTGTCGCCGCTGTTCAGGATTACTGTGAGAACACGTTTCCCACAGCGGATATGAACGCGATGATTCGCATCGCAGAGCAAAACATTTACAACACCGTCCAGCTTGCCACCCTTCGCAAGAACATGACGGGCACCTTGTCCGCAGGCAATCAATACCTGTCAGCCCCTGGTGATTTCCTGTCGACATACTCGCTGGCAGTCATCAAGCCCAACGGTGAGTACCTCTACCTGTTGAACAAGGATGTGAACTTCATTCGGGAAGCGTATCCCAACCCCGGTACCGTAACGGTGAGCGCCAGGGGCCTGCCAAAGCACTACGCCATCTTCGGGCCGACTTACAACAACCTTAACGAGTTGAGCTTCATTCTTGGCCCCACTCCGGACCAAGCGTATGGGGTTGAGCTTCACTTCTACTACCTGCCGGAATCCATCGTTCAAGCAGCCATCTACACGCTGGCCATTGCTTCTGGTGGGTCTGGGTACGCCAACGGTGTTTATGCCAATGTGCCTTTGACCGGTGGAAGTGGGACAACAGCCAGCGCCGACGTGGTTGTTAGTGGTGGGGCAGTGACTTCAGTGACGCTGGTCAATCCCGGCTGTAACTACGCGGTTAACAATTCGCTGGGTATCAGCGCGTCCAATTTGGGCGGGACCGGTGGTGGGGCTGTCTTGACTGTGACTTCAGTTACCAATGCCAACGGAACCACTTGGCTGGGCGACAACTTTGACTCTGCGCTGTTTAACGGCACGATGATTGAGGCTGTTCGTTTCATGAAGGGCGACCCAGATATTGTGCAGCTCTACCAGCAGCAGTTCACGCAGTCGCTGGCTCTGCTCAAGAACCTGGGCGACGGCAAACAGCGCATGGACGCATATCGTGACGGTCAGGTTAGGAACCCGGTGGTTTAAATGGCAATCCTTCAAACTGCTACCACCGCATTCAAGCTCGGACTGCTCAAGGGCACGTTTGATTTTGACGTGGACACCTTTTACATGGCCCTGTACACGGCCAATGCTACGCTGAATGCGGACACTACGGCCTATACCCCCACGGGGGAAGTGCCAGCATCTGGCACCTATGTGGCTGGCGGGCAAATCGTAACGATTGCGGCGGCTCCGGCTTCTGGTGGCGGGGTTGCGTACATCAACTTCAACAATGTGTCTTGGAACGCTGCGCTCACTGCCCGGGCAGCTTTGATCTACAAACCGGGCGACAATGGTGCGGTGTGTGTTCTGGACTTTGGTTCGGACAAGACCTCCGTCACCACCTTCACCGTGCAGATGCCTACCAACACCAGCACTACCGCCCTCATCAGAATTGCGTAAGGAGTAACCATGTCCCACGAAATCGCCAAAGCATCTGACGCCGTGACCAGCGGACTGATTGCAGGCACCAAACACACTGAAGTTGCCAAGGCCACGGGCCGGTTCCGCATGGAGTGCCTTGACAAGGATGGCAACCTGAAATGGGTTGCGGAAGAGAGCAATCTGGTTGTGAACGTCGGCCTTCAGTACATGGCAGGAACGGCGCTGACTAGCACGGCGCAGATTACCACTTGGTACATCGGCCTGTACGGAGCTGCTGCATCTAACACTCCCGCTGCTGGCGACACGATGGCACTGCATGGTGGCTGGACTGAGGTGACGCCGTATGCAGGTACTCGCCCTGCCGCTACCTTTGTTGCAGCAACCAATGCCAACCCTTCGGTTGTCACGAACAGCGCGTCCCCGGCTTCGTTCAGCATCAATGCTACGCAAGTAGTTGGCGGCGCGTTCCTGACCAGCAACAACACGGCTGGCGGCTCAACGGGTACGCTGTTCTCCGCTGCTGACTTCCAATCTCCTGGCGACAGGAGCGTGGTGAGTGGTGATACGCTGCGTGTAACCTACACCTTCAGCTTGAACGGTTGATCTGTCTTCCGCATCGCAGCATCTAGCACCCGCTGCGGCGGGTGTTTTTCCAAGGAGCGGCAATGGCGCTTGTAATCAAAGATCGTGTTAAGCAGAACACTACAACTACGGGCACCGGCACCGTCACGTTGAGTGGCACTCTCACCGGGTTTCAGACTTTCTCGGTTATTGGCAACGGCAACACCACCTACTACGCGATTGTGGACAACACCTCTGGGGACTGGGAGGTTGGCATTGGGACATACACTTCCAGCGGAACCACACTGAGTCGAGACACGGTGCTGGAGTCCTCAAATTCCAACAGCCTTGTACCGTTTGGCGTAGGCACCAAGGAAGTTTTTGTCACTTACCCGGCAGATTATGCTGTTGTATCCAGCAACAACTTCGGCACCTCTGGGCAAGGCTTGATTTCTGCTGGGCCGAATGTTGCTGCCGCTTGGGGAAATGTCAGTGTAAATATCCAAGAATTCACCAGTACAGGCACTACAAACTGGAGCAAACCCGTTGGGGCAAAGCTGGTTTATGTCTTGATATTTGCTGGCGGTGCTGGTGGGGGTTCTGGTCGGCGTAGAGCTACTGCATCAGTCGGTACTACTGCATCTGGTGGCGGTGGGGGTGGGGGAAGTGGAAGAACAGAATTGTGGATTCCTGCTTCTGCGCTTGCAGATACTGAGTCTGTTACTGTAGGCGCTGGCGCTAATGGCGGCGCTGCTCAAACAGCAGATGACACTAATGGCAATAACGGGGCTGATGGAAACAACTCATCATTTGGGTCTTGGGCGATTGCTAGAGGTGGCACCGGCGGTAATGGCGGCACAACAACTACTGGAAGTTCCGGAAGTGGTGGCGGTGGTGTAGGAGAATCTGTTACAGGATCAACCGGGTACACCGCATCCGGCGGCGCTGGCAATACAACTAGCGGCGCTACCGCTGGTCGCGGAGGCTACAGACCCGGTGGTGGTGGTGGGGCTGCTGGGCTTACATCTGGTTCAACTTCCGGGTCTAATGGACAGGCGGGCGGAAAAGGCGGTTCACTTCTGACAAGTTCAATAGCAACATCGTCTGGAGGAGGTGCTTTTGGTAGTTCAAATGCCAACGGCAGCAACGGCTCTGCTTCAACCACTTACTTTGTTGGCGGCGATGGGGGCGGCGCAGGCGGCTCTGGAGCAACTAGCCCTGGTTCTGGCGGCAATGGCGGCTATCCTGGTGGCGGTGGGGGTGGCGGGGGCGCAGGACATGGCGTAAATTCAGGCGCTGGCGGTACCGGCGGCAACGGTTACGTCCGAGTAGTCACGTTCTTCTGAGGTTGATATGCCAAAACAATTCTTGTTGAACCCAGACGGCAGCGTTCCCGCAGGCACAAACCTACAAGCAATCCTGGACGCAGGTATTCCTTTGGTCCTTCCAACACCTATGCCAAGAACCCCGGGAATGATTGCCATCGAGCAAGACCCCGCGCAGGATGAAAATGGAGTATGGCGGCAAGTTTGGGTCGAGGTATTGGCTCCGCCCTCTGCTACTGAAGAATAACAAAACACCATGCTCGGTTTTGCGCCATTATCTCAATTACCGTTATCAACGCTCCCAGTTTCGGGACCGGCAGTATATAACGCGGTAATTTTAGAATCTTCATCCGGCGCAGATGTAGTTGTTGTAAATTCGATATTTGGGGTTTCGCTGAGTGACGCTGCAAGCGCGGCGGACTTGGTGCAGTCTGCGGTTATTTTCGGCGGTTTTGTGTTGGAGGCGGCAACAGCAACCGACTCTGTAGACGCTCCAGGCAGTACCTACAACCCAAGTATTTCTGAGACAGCCACGGAGACAGATGCCCCTGTGGGGTTCATTACGTTCCCGGCGTCCCTTGCTGAATCTGCCACGGGTACTGAAACAAACAGCGCCGCCTTTATCCCCCTCGCGCAGATCGCTGAGTCTGCCACGGGAACCGAGGTCAACAGCGCTGCCTTCATCCCGTCAGCCCAAATTTCTGAAACGGCTACGGGTACGGACTCCGTAGACGCCCCAGGCAGCATTTACAACCCGGTAACTCTGGAGGTTGCGCAGGCGCTGGACAGCATAAATGCTCCAGGCAGCATCTACAACGCACCTGTCTTGGAAAGCGCTACAGCCACAGACTTCATCGTTGGCGCGTTCTTGTGGAATTTGATTGACGATGACCAAACACCGGGCTGGGGAGTATTGAACAATGGCCAGACCCCTGGATGGAACAACATAGATGACAGTCAGAACCCTGGCTGGCAAAATACCGGTGGGTAACTAAGGAGCTTTGAATGTCTACACCGCTTTTGGGCCTTGCCCTTCCTTTGGACGGCACCACCAACTGGGGCACACTGGTCAACACCAGCATCACCGCACTGATTGATTCCGCCGTTGCGGGGACAACGCCTATAACGTCCTCGGCTACCCCGTATACGCTGGATGCTACTGCGGAAGCTGCCAATGAAGCCCGGCAAGCCGTTATCCTTTGTACGGGGGCAAGGCCTGGAGTTCAGACCATCATCGCCCCAGCCCGCAGCAAAACCTACGTGGTCATCAACGCTACTACGGGTGGCTACGGAGTCGCCATTTGCGGCCCTGGCCCTACGACCGGCGTTACCGTTGCTAATGGAGCTACTGCACTAGTTGCGTGGAACGGGACGGACTTCGTTGCAGTCAATGGTGATTACGTCACCCTCTCTACCGCACAGACACTCACCAACAAAGAGATTGTCAAACGTGTAGTGACGGTAGCGGACGGGACCACAATTACGCCCAACATCGATACCAGCGACATCGTAGTGCAGGCCAACACGCAAGTGGCAGGCACCCTTACCATTGCAGCGCCGACAGGGACACCTGTAAACGGGCAAAACTTTGTCATCCGGCTATCAAGCACTGCGGTGCAAACCTTTTCTTGGAACGCCATATACCAAGGCTCGACAGACCTTTCACTGCCCACGGCAAGCTCGGGAGCCAGCAAGACAGACTACCTCGGGTTCATCTACAACAGCACCTCAACCAAGTGGCAACTCCTTGCCAAGAACTTCGGCTTCTAAGGAATTGAGATGGCAACGTACTACTGGGTAGGTGGTAGCGGGACTTGGGATAGTTCCAGTACAACAAACTGGTCTTTGACTTCTGGTGGCTCTGGCGGCGCTGGAGTTCCAACGTCTGTCGATAATGTCAGGTTTGATTCGGCTTCTGGCTCCAGCGCAAACACCGTAACGATTGTCACTGGCGCAGTCTGTAATGACTTTCTGTATTCTGCCGCAGCTTTGATTGGGTTTAATGGCGCTGGCAACACGTTGAGTGTTTATAGGGTTTTCAGGATACTTGTCAACCCACCTACCGGGACATTCAATGTAGACACCCTCTTCATGTACATCTCCACGGCAACGGGGAGTTCATTCATCAGCACCGCGCCTG